TCAATCAGACGCGAGTATTCAAAGTGACGATTAATCGTAACCTGAAGCTCTGATTCAGTGTTGGCAATGATTGTTACCGCAGTATCAGCCGCCTTAGCGTTGGCATCACCACGAGTGGGCTTGGGAATATGAATAACGTCACCCTTCTTGCCAGTCATAGCCATACGCTTGACAAGGGGAGCCATCTTCAAGTTCTTTTGATAAGCAGCAATAATTTCATCTGACCAAATTTCTGGTACAAAAGTTGCCGCTTCTGTTAGGGCGGTATTACCACCCGAGCCGGGATAAGTTGCTGTAGCCATGATAAATCTCCTTAAATTCTAGGCTATCGGACTCGACCCTCTGCATATGCTTTCAGAATTTCATCTGACATACTTTGATATCGCTCTGGGTCAGTCTTCATTAGTTTAATAATGTCAGCACGACGATAAACTTTACGACGAGATCCTTCTGCTGCTCCGCGAGCATTGCCTGTAGCGGCAGCTTTTACTGAACTTTTACGTGCTGCTTTTTCCGCTTGCGCGGTTTGTTGGACTATTTGGTTTCTCTCTTTCCAGAGACTAAACAATTCGTCTGCAGCGTCGTAATCGTACTGTTGATCTGCTTGAACAAACAATTTTGTTCTAACTTTTGACCCTTTAATCCACTCAGCAAACTTAGGATCTTGCAGTATCTGTTCCATTTCAGGATGTTCAGATTTAAGTTGTGCAAGAGTAGCCTGTTGTTTATACTGTTGTGTGTAAGCTTCTGCTTCTTTAATTTTAGGGTGATTGTCTATAGCTCGACTAACAGCAGTTTTAGGATCAACAAAAAAATCTACGTCGTCGTCTTCGTCTTGTTGTTGCTGTTGTTCAGGTGCTTGTTGTATTGCGAGTTGTGTTTGAATATGTTCATCAACAACTTTACGTAACTCTCCAACTTCCGTACTTTGTTTGCCTGAAAACTTCTCAAGCTCTTGGTGCATCTGTACAAGTTCTTCTACAGATTTATTTTGGTACTTTTCTGGAATATCAGGTTCTTGAGGTTGTTCCTCTTCTTGAGGAGTCTCTATAGTATCCTGTGTGTCGAGTTGATCTGTTGCTTCTTGTTCTTCTTCTAAACGCTCATCTACTAGTGTTGCTCGTGACATTTATAAACTACCCCGCCTATTATTATTATTAGGTTATGGAGATAAAATCAGGATTGACTCTCCTCGCGTCGAGCTTCCCGTCCTCTTCGCCCAGCTTCCTCATGCTCTCGTACCCATTTTATGTGTCTACCCGGAAAGTCTCCAGTTGACCCATCAAGTATGTGTTGAGTTGCTGAAACGATTTTTGTAGCGTTGGCACCACATCCGCACCTACTGGTAGTGATGTCCGATTCTACAAATTCTTCAAATATATGTCCGTTTGTACAACGAAAATCAAATACTTTAATCATTTTCTTCAGACGTTTTGTTTGCTTCTTCGTAATTAGTATTTACTATAGTTTCCATATTTAGTAAATTAGCTAATATGTTTAATTGTCCTTTACGAAAAAACATATCGTTAACATCTTTAGTTGCCTCTACACTGTTAATCTGTAGAGCGTTATTGTTAAATTCTTGTACAAGTTGTTTCCAACCATCATTAATAAAAAGACTAAAATAATTGTCGTAATATTGTTGTGTTTCTTGATCCATTTGAGGCCCCGTGGGTTGTCTCTAGTTAATAAAATGTACCTTCTTATTATAACATATTTTTAATACTTTGTCAAGCATTATTTACTCTTTTGGTAGTTTTTTTCTTCTTCTTTTTTGGCGGTCTTCCCACTTTGCTTCCGTATGTTTCTTTTCCTTGTGGCATTAGGCTGCTCCTCCTTCTGGTGCAGGACCGATATTTGGTCCTCTAGGTCCGACAGGCGTTTCTCTAGCCGGTCTAATTGGTTGAACTGGTCTTTGAACGCTTGGTTGATTTGCGTTAGGAACTTGTTGATTTCTGTTTGTGTCATTAGCATTAGGACGTTTTCCTTCTATTTGTCTTTCTTTAAGTAGGGCGTCTGCTACCTTAAGGCGGCGTTCAAATTCTTTGTCTTCCTGATCTCCTTCTTTAAGATTTCTTGTAATTGCTTCTAGTTTTTCAATTTGTAACTCTTCTGGTAACAACTGTGTTTCCATTGCGTACTTAGAAGCTCTAGCTTGTGATTCAGCAGCTTGTGCTGATAAAGCTGCCGTTTGACTTTGTTGAAATTCCATTTGTGATTGTTGCGCTTGCATAGCCATTTGCTGTGCTTCAGGGTTGGGTTGTGAAGCCTGTTGCATACTAGCCAACAGTTCTTCGCGGTTAGAGAGATTCATGTTGTCAATAATGCTCTGAATCAACAACGGATAAACAGGGCTATCTTGCTTCATAGTCTGCAAGAGTTGTACCAACTGAGTTACTTCGTACTCACGCGCAATTATGCCTAGCGTTGACGTAGCTACAAATTTGTAATCAGAAACAGGATAATTATCTGGGTCAAACTGCATGTACCTATGTGCTGCTTTAGTCACAAAGGGTAACAAAAACGACTGTTGGAAGTTTATTAAAGTTCTTTTATGGCGTTTGATAATAGCACCAAGAGACATGCTTATTCCGGCTGCTGTTGCTTCTCCGTTAACTTGCCCAGCCAAGCCTGCAGAGTCAACGGCTCCTGTAGCTTGCTGTACCATTTGTTGAAGCGCCTGCGCTTGAGCAAAAGTAATTTGACCCACTTGTCCAAAGTTGAACGGTTGTAGTACTTCACGGGGATCTCCGTTAGTTAGAATCATTTTGCCGGGACGTACTTCAGGTTTAGCTCCTCGCGGCAATCGTGTAGCGTCGATAGCCATCATAGGATGTATTGTAAGGCTCAAAGCGTCAATACGCGCCCGTAACTCAGTGTCCAATGCTTTCTGACTGTTGTAACCTTTTTCGCACACACCACGGCCCCAAAAACGACTTGGAACAACATCCCAAGGAAACGCTACAACAGGTCTATCACCCATCATGTAAGGGTTGGCTTCTGCTTTTAACAATGTACCGCCGTTAGCAATAACTACAATAGCCTCTACATACATAGAGTCTTCTTCAACTTTTACATCTTCGTTTTCAAGAAGCTCTTTAGGTACAAGACCGTAGTACTTTGTTAGGCGCACCTTGTCATCGTTGTAGATAGTCAGGTCTTGATCTGGTTCTAAATCAGTATCGGGAGCTGCTGACTCTAAAAGAGTTTTTCTATAAATTCCTTGTTCTTGTAAAAGTTCAACTGAGTGTTTACTAACAAACTCATCAATAGCAACTCCGTATGCTTCTTCTACAGATGTAGCAACAGGATCAATTAAAAAGTTTTGGGGCAATACGGGTCTAAGTTTAATGACAATCCTATCAGTAATATTAACTCCTACAGCTTGTAAATCCCCACCCATAATGGGTTGAGTCGCTGGAGCCATTTCTTTAATTTCTTCAAGAACAATTTCTCCAATGCCTGTACCAAAAACTGCGGAGTTAATTAAACACTCTGCAACTGCCTTGCGTATCTTGCATTTCTCAAAGTCTTCAGACAATTTTTTACGCAAGTACATAACGTCCTGTCTTTCTTGGTCGTTCATGTCGTCAGCAATGTCAAACCATTTACCACGACCAAACGTAGCTTCTTCTAATTCAGCTACGCTAGATTCAACAGCTTGTTGTAATGCAGGAGAAATAATTCTAGAACGTTCTGAAGCACGTTGAGAATCTTCAGGACTCCATTGACCACGCCACAATCTATAGTATTCGTTAAATTGTTTTTCGTAGTTTGACTCGTAGTGGTCACGCCAGTTTTCACACTTGGTCATAACCCACTCTTCCAGAGATTCTTGAATCATCAAGGGGTCTGGGCTGTAAATTTCTTCTGCCATAGTACTGTCCTTAAAGTAAAGCTATGCTGTAGCCTATAGTAAAAAATACTACGGCAGATATAGCGTAAATTCCGTATGTATTAAAAGGTCTGAATACGCCTTGTTTATGTAAATCTTTTGTATATTCTTTCCAAAACAAACTCATGTTAACTTAGGTTCCTTAATTTTTAGTCATCCCAAACAGGCGATGTTTTACCAACATCTGTACCTAAATAATTTGGAGTTTCTTTACTTGTCCAATCAGCTTTTGAACGACTATAAGCTCCAATAATAAAATCAGAACTTTTTTCAGAAGGCTTTGGTTTTTTTGTAAGCAGTTTTTTATTATCGAAACTACTTCCAGATTGTTGTCTTTTTAACTCTTTCTCTAATGCCTTACTCGCCGTAACTTCTTTTTCTGCAGCACGACGGTTTTTTGCCTTCTTTTTCCTCGATTCTTCTTTAATTTTTTGTTCACGAGCCTTTCTTTCTTTTTCTCTTTTCTTACGCGCCTTTATTACTTTTTCCTTATCAGTTTTTCGATTTGCCATAATTAATACCCCGCTACAACGTCTAGTATTTCGTGATCGTCTATTTCAAACTCGTAGTTGTATGCTACGTTAGCTAGTTGATCTATGTACGCCAGAGCGTCAACTAAGTCGTCGTGTGTTAAAACATCTGGAAACTGAAACAACTGGTCTAAGAATCTGTTGTTCCACTCGCCTTTGTTTAGTGTAACGTACCCGTTTTCAAAGCGACCTTGTAGCGCCCACATAACCCTGTCGGTTTTCTTTTTGTTACCGTGGGTTAGCTCCTCAACTCTGAAGAACTGCCCGTAACGTTTCATCAGATCGTTCAACGGAGACATTACTGCTTGCTTTGCGATTCCTCGTTCAATACCAACGCTAACGGGTCTGTAGTCTCTAACGGCCTGAAAAATCTTGGTGGCAGTCTCGTTAAGATCCCACCGCCCATGTATAATGTTATCAACGTACCAACCATCAGGACTAACTTTAACAACAGCGATTGCGGTTTCATCTAGTTTACTGTTCTTAGTCCTTTTCTTGTTTACGTCTTCGAAACCAGCTAGATCCACAGCAATATAGTAGTCGCCTTCTTCTGGTTCGTCTCCAAAGTGTACCCATCCTTCTTTAAACATTTCTGAGCCTCTGGCTTCAAACGAGGCCATGAACTCTTGTCTAAAGGCGTAACTCGACATTGATTTCTTTGCCATGTCGATTTCAGATGCGTCCAAGATGGGATTATCGTAGCTGGTGAAATGCCAGCCCCTGTAAGTCTCATCGTCACCCAACTCCGCATACTTGTACAGTTCGTAAAAGTGGTTCCTGCCCATAGGCGTACCGATGAACAACGCTGAACCTTTTTGGTCAGCTAGTGCTGGACGGAGTATCTGCTCCCATACGTCAGGCTTCATGTCTGCATACTCGTCCATCACAAGAAACTTCAAGGACACGCCACGCATTGTCTCTGGCCTATCGGCTCCTTTAAGACTAATCGTGGCCCCGTTGACCAACCTGATCTGCAGGTTATTTATGTGTGATCCTGCAATCACAGGGTGTCCTAGCTCCATTAGGGTTTGCCACATGATGTCACGGGCCTGACCCTGTGTGGGCGCAACGTAAAAAACGTGTCCTCTATCGGACTGTAGCGCGTTGATAATTAACATCCACGCAGCTAGTCTGGACTTCCCTGTCCGTCTTCCTGCAGCGACTACTTTAAACCGTGTAAGGTCAGAGTAGACTTCTTGCTGCCAAGGTAATAACTGTACATTTAAATCTGTCACTTAGGCAGCACAAACTCCTGCGTCTTCTGAGGAGTCAAACTGATCGTCACCACAACCGTAATTATTGTCGTTGTTAGTGTCGCAGGCTTGTTGCCACAAAAGCATGTTAAAAGTTAAACCTTCGCTCCACGGTGTGTAAGCTTTGCACCACTGATGTGATCCGGGTTGCATATCGTCAACAGGGGTTGGTACATAGTCACGAGTAGACCACGGATCTTGAGCAGTAAAAAACGTATCTTTGTTTCCCATAATGCGACGTTTAAATAATGAACTGTTTTTGTTGCTAATGTACACTTCTTGGTTTTCTGTTAGCGTATATGTTGATCCATCGTTGTAATTAACAACAGTGTCTGCTATTGCGTAGTATGACCAACAAAAAACAACAAATAAAGAAATAATTATTTCGTTAACAGATTTCATTGTATAAGTTCTCCTACACTGTTGAGGGCTTCATTAAACTCTTTAGAACCACCAAAGTGGTAAAATATTTGTGGTATAGAGCGTTTACCTGTTAGTTGTTCAACCAAGTCCCATCCTTTTTGACCCGGAGGGATATGTACATATTTGTAGTCTAAATTATATTTTTTTGCTGTTTGTTTAGCTTTTTGACACGCAGGACACCAATCAGCACCAACTATAGTAATCATAATATTAGTATGTCCAAATTACGGGCGCTGTACCTCGCGTATCTACATGAATAAAGTCACTAGCGACACCCACACCACAAAAATCCATAGACAAAGCTTCTCTTATTATTGTGTACCTCTGAGCAGCATTAGTTATTTTTATGTCTGCTGCTATGCCTTGTGCGTGAGTTCCGGGTACGTCTTTTTTAGCTTCTATGGGATGGCTAGGGCTTCTGTAGCCGCTAGTGATAATAAAAGAAAAACCACAACGGTCCCTGAGTTCGTCTAGTTTGTCTAGGAACTCCTGCTCCATGCGGTTTTCACCAGTGTGTTGGCAGTCAAACTCTTCTTTAGTGAAGTATTTCATACGTAAGCTGCTTAAGCGTCGCTAGGCGCGACTATAGCCTCTTTAACTTTCTGGATCTTGGACTGCAACAACAGCATCTTCTTCTTCCCCTGTCGTCTCAGTTCCCTGTGTAATAGACGTAGTTCCAACACCAGTGATGTTAATCTGTATCGCACTTCTTCCTGCATCTTTTACTATATCCTTTTCAAAAGCAGCAACAGGAAGAATACGATCCATTACCAGTTTCCATGCTGCTGCTTGATTTTTATGGTCAGGGTCTGTGGCTGCTTCAAAGATTGCATCCATGACTGCGCGAGAACGCGGTGAGTTCAACATCCGAGCCTTATACTCGTTGATAATGGCTGCATCACCTTTAGGCCGTCCAACTGCTCCTCTAGAACCTTTCTTTTTACTAGAAACAGAAGACTTTTTTGGGCGACCAACAGGATTCTTCGTCTCTGTGTCGTTATCCATACTGTATAGTTCCTACCTAGTTGGGATTTTAGGTTTGTTTCTTATACTTGTTGTTTGTTATTTGTAATTTATAGTTAATATTATAACATACTTTTCTATAAAAGTCAAGATAAATCTGTATAGAGGGCAATATTTACAGTTTGTGTAGGGTAAATACCAGATTTACAGTGCAGATTATCTGTGCATTTACAGTGCAGACTACTTTTTTATAACTTTTTGATATATAAACACAAACAATAACAACTGCTATGGCCTAATTTGACCTTTTTTTGTGTCTGGGTAGCACCAGCGCCGCGCAGACTTGCATTACCCCCTCCCCCGTCCCTTTGAAGACTCGGAAAACAAACAGACAAGATTGTTTTAAACAGTCACGCTTGTTTGTTTTTGTAGGCTGATCGGATCTGTCGAGTGTGTGTGTTTGTGTGGGTGCTTTATAGCCCAATCGAATTTCACTGTATAAACGTACAGTAAAAAACTTAAATGCATTTAAGATTCACACTTGAGACCGACACCCGATCTGTGGTTATAATAACCCGTCGGCGCAATACCGCGTCCGGCATAATCTGAAAAGGTAAATGACTATGAAAGCTCAAAACATACAATCCAACACCAGCGCACCGTTTTTGGCTGGCCGTGCATTTGGTACGTTCCACACTGAGACAGCGTTAACCATCGTCAACCGGCTACTCAAAGACGCAAAGGGCATCCATACCGCGCAGGATATGAAAGACTACTGCAATGGCTACAAAGAGACGTTGACCGGTAGCACTGGATCAAAGGACACTCAGACAAGCATGGTCCGAACAGTGCTCAAAGTAGCC